AGATATAATTGAGAACAAGAGTGAAAAAGAGATACTGGAAAGTATCATAGCAGAAACTGCAAAAGCAAACAACGAAATTGCTTGCGCACAAACAGATATTAAGAAAGCCAAGAACAGATTGAACTTTCTGTTGGTATTGGCAAATAACTTGATTAATAGAAACGGAGATCAAAAGTAATGAAACTATCACAACTCACCGCAAAACCAAAACTAATTGAATTGAAAATTGATGACGAGGCTATCGTAAAAGAATATGGCGAGACTCTTGAGTTCTACGTGTATGACCGTCAGACTATGGACACGTTTATGAAGCTGGCAACCATTGACCAGAACAACTTTCATCAAATTGCTGACATCGTAAAAGAAATGGTGCTGGACGAAAAGGGCAAGCCAATCCTCAAAGGCGAAGAAACACTGCCAATGGATGTAATGCTTATTGTCATTGATAAGGTGGTAAACAGCTTGGGAAACCCAAAGGGCCAGACTTTAGCAACATCACCGCAGAGCTAAACGGCTGGCTTACATTGGATTTTGTTGCCAAGAGATATGGAAAGTTGCCCAGCGAAGTGATGTCAACGGGCTACACCATAGACTTGTATTGTGGTGAACTTGCTGTGGGATATGAACGTTATCTAGCAAACAAAGATAACCCACAAGCAAAACAGCCAGGACAAGATGAGATGCAGGCAATGATTGACAACGTAAGGAAGAACAAATGACTGTAAGGGTAACACGCAACACAATGACAAAAAGTGTGGGTCAGATAGAAAAGGATATCACTCGCTTGCCCAATCAAGCCTTTAATGAATGGAAGAAGGTAACACCCGAAGACACAGGCAACGCCAAACGCAAGACACGACTGAAGAAAAATGCCAAGGGCGGAACTATTCACGCCCGTTATCCTTACGCCCAACGACTTGACAATGGGTGGAGCAGACAAGCACCCAAAGGAATGTATGAACCAGTGCTTGAGTTTCTAAGGCGAACTCTAAGCCGACGCTTTAGGAGAAAGTAATGAGTGATTTAATCTACAGAATTGGCGTTGAAACCAAGCAAGCACGACAGAGTATCGACAAACTACAACAGAGAGTTGATACAACAAGTCAGACATTTGGTCGTTTGAAAACAGTCATTGCTGGTATTGCCATTGGTGCATTTGTGCGCAATGCTGTGCTGATGGCCAACAGTCTTAATGATCTAAGTCTTTCAACTGATATTGCTCGTGACGCCATTCTTGGATTTACTCAAGCACTTTCGGCCAATGGTTCAACTGTTGACAGAGCACGTGATGGTTTAACAGACTTTGTTAAGAACCTGGGCGAAGCTGCCAATGGTTCAACTGAATTACAAAGAGCATTTGCCCAAGCTGGAGTAAGTCTAAATGAACTTGCAACACTCAGCGAACAAGATCTGCTTCGTGACACAATACAAGGCCTGTCAGAAATCGACGACACAGCCACAAGAAGTGCGTCAGCAATGCGTATCTTTGGTGAGAGCTTTAAGGGCGTTGACATAACTGGTGTTAACAGCGATCTTGACTCATTTATTGCCAACAACAAGGAAACTGCTGACAGCTTAAGAGTAGCTGGCGAAGCCTCGCAGAACATGAAGAATGCTTTCTTTGAACTGCAACTTGTTGTTCTTCAAGCAATTCACCCTCTTACTGAACTAACCAATGAATTACTATCAAACAGCGACACGGTCAAAAATGTATTGAAGAACGTTGTTGATCTCACTGTGGTATTGGGCGGCTTGTATATTCTCAGCAAACTAATCACTCTCGTAGCAGGACTAGGCACTGCTTTTGTTGCACTCAAAGCTCTGCTTGCGGGCACAACAATAGCTGCCGGTGGACTTGCAGCAGTGTTCAGTGGTCTTGTGCCAATTCTTGCACTGTTGGCAGCTGGCTATCAACTATTGGACGTTGTTGTTGAACGCCTAACAGGACGTGACATTGCTGGTTGGATAGCCACTTGGGCTGACGATCTTGAGCGAGTTGTAACTAAAACATTCCCTGAGCTTGCACGTCTAATCAACGAAACTGGTGATGCACTTGGTCTTGAAAGAAGTGACCGCTATAGTGAAAGCCTAGGTGAAGCCAAAGACGAAGTAGATAAAACCAATAAACTGCTTGAAGATCAAAACTCAACACACAGTAGAATACGCGAAATAATCAATGCCCAAGCTGAAGCTGCTCGCAAGGTGTTTGAAACTTATGAGCGCACAAACGAAGTAACTCTAAGAACACTGCGTCAGCAGCGTGACATGATTGGCTTGACTGAAGACCAAGCTGAGATGCAGTCTAACCTAAACTCAATTACTAACAGCTTCGAAGATCAACTGGACACTCTGCTTAAACAGTATGATAAACTAGCCAAGAAGCCCAGAGAAAATGCTGAGCAGATGCAGGTTCTGCTGAAAACTATCAATAAAGTTACCGGTGAATATCAAGATCAGTTTGTAGAAGCATCAAGAATAACTGCTGAAATAGTTTCCATGCGCAACGCTTTGGAAGCGGCACAACTAGCCAGTCAGAAGTTGTCTGATGCATTAGCCCGTTCAAAGACGTTTATTACAGACGTTAATGACAGCACACGTGACTTCAGACGTGAGATTGCTCAAGTCAATATGAATCCGTTGGAGCGTCAAATTGATGACATCAACAATCAAATACGTGACGACCTAGCTGACGCTGTTAGCGAGCTTGAAGCTGCCAAAACAAAAAGCAATGCGGACGAAATAGAACGTGAAATACAACGCATCACAATAGCAGCTGAATCAGCCATTGCTACTCAAACAAGACTTGCAACTGAAAGCGCATCACAACAGCGCACGTTTGCAAGTGGGTGGAGACGCGCATTTGAACAGTATCAAGATGACGCAACCAACGCTGCCAAAACAGCCGAAAAGGTGTTTGAACAGACCACCAGCGGTCTTGAAGACATGATAGTTGGCTTTACCAAGACTGGCAAGTTTGAATGGGAAGACTTTGTTGCGGACATTACTGACACACTTCTGCGTTCAGAGTTGCGCAAGTTGATTGGCACAACATTTGGTTCACTTGGTCTGGGCAACATTGGTGGCAGTGGTTCTAGTCAGCAGCGTGGCGAGAATGCTTCAACTCCATTGTTTGTGCAGGATGTCAACGGTGGATTAGGTGGTGCTACAGGCAGTGGACTGTTTGGATCAGCAGCAACCCCAGGCATCAATCCAGCAGCTGGCGATTCAGGCGGGGGCATAATTGGCAGCTTGGGTGGTATTGCATCAAGCGTGGGTAACCTGTTTGGTGGCAGCTCAGCTAACTCATTTGCAAGTCAAACTCCTGGACGCAACCCAAGAGAGCAGGACACCAGCTTCTTAGGCGGAGTTGCAGACACTGTTGGCGATTTTTTCGGAGGCTTCTTTGCCACTGGTGGAACACTAGCAGCAGGCAAGTTTGGTGTTGTTGGTGAAAACGGTCCTGAACTTGTAACTGGACCAGCTAACATCACGCCAGGAATGGGTGGCGGCAATGTAACCTACAACATAAATGCAGTAGACGCTTCAAGCTTCAAGCAGATGGTTGCACGTGACCCAGGCTTCATCCACGCAGTTGCTCAACAGGGCGCAAAGAAAGTCCCAGGAGGAAGATAAGAAATGTCATTTCAATGGATATTTGACGGCGCAAGCGAACTAGCAATCGACCGTAAGGAAGTTGTTAGTTCCACTCAAAGCAGAGATGGAACTGTTCGCGCAGTGTCACGAGGACAAGTTAAAAAGAAGTTTACAGTTAGATACCCAGACGGACCACGCTGGAGCGAACTATACACGCTGATAGAGTCAGCTGAAGCACTTGACAGACACACAAGTGATACCATCACAATTAAGTTTAGCCAGTTCCCATGGTTTTATGGTGATGTGGATCCAGGCACAGATAATGAACACGAAGTAATCTGCGTTAGCTTTCCGCAGTGGCGTATATTTGCACGTGACCAAGTGGGCTGGGATGGTGCATTTGTGTTTGTGGAGGTCTAATGATTGATTTAAGCAGTTATAATGGTATTAGAAGTGCGGTGTTTGTTCGTCTACAGATTGACGAATATCGAACTACAAGTGGCGGCAGCTTCACGCAAGAAGTGTTGGCGTTCTCCGATCACTTTCAAGACTTGATTTACGAAGGCGACACTTATCAAACAGTAGGCACACTTATGGGAATTGCTGCTACTTCAAGTGAACTTAGATCTAGTTCAGACACAGTTACAGTTAGTCTAAGTGGTGTGCCTAATTCAAGCATCAAAGAAATCATTCATTCCAGGATCAAAGGCAGCACAATAGAAATATATCGTGGATACTTTGATCCGCAAACACGCACACAGATAGGTGACATAACAGGTAGGTTCAAGGGCTTTGTAAATAACTACAGCCTGGATGAGGACTATAACATTGATAGTCGCACAGCGTCAAACACAATTACGCTACAGTGCGCAAGCAATATTGATGTGCTGAGTCGCAAGACAAGTGGACGCAGAACAAACCCCGAAAGTGAAAAACGATTCTTCCCAAGTGATGTGAGTATGGACAGGGTTGTTAACCTTGCCGGAACAACTTACAACTTTGGGCGGAAAGGTTAAGGAGATAAAATGTCGTTTTTAGATGACGTAGTAGATTTTGGCAAGTCAGCAATCAGCTCAGTTGGTGGCTTCCTGGGTGGTGATAGTGTGGGCAGTGGACTTGCACGAACTGCTCTGTTGGGTTATGCCAACAACCGCATCAACAAGATGATTAACAAGGACAGCGATTCGCGTCCAAGTCAGTCACAAACGCAAGCGGGCACACGAGTTCAAGTTAACCCAGACCCTAATTACAATGTGCCCGTTGTGTATGGCAATGCTTATGTGTCAGGTGCTGTTACTGATGCACGAATGGTAAACAACAAACAAACAATGTGGTTTGTGTTGACAATATGCGAAAAGACAGGCAATAAAATTGACGGCACACCCAGCGAAATTAGCATTCAAGAAGTATATGTGGATGGATATAGAATGGTGTTCAAAAGCGATGGCATTACTGCTGACTATGGCGTAACCCCAGACGGTGATCGCTTTGAAGGATTTGACAACAACATCCGCGTTTATCCCTTCGTTAATGGGTCCGCAAACCCTGCTAACATAACAAGCGAAAGCAATGGCAACACTGCATCAGCAGACAATGTCATGCCAAATTGGACGTCTAATCACACCATGGATGAGCTGGTGTTTGCACTGGTTAGAGTTGACTATGACAGCCCCAACGACATTACTGGATTGGGCGAAGTAAAGTTTCGCGTGAACAACACTATGGAAGATCCAGGTGATTGTTTGTTTGATTATATGACCAACACACGCTACGGCGCAGGTGTTCCAGAAAGCGAGGTGTTCAGCGATGCCTAAACCATTTAGCGTTCTAAACAACTTACCGTCATTTGATTTTGACGATCAGCGCAATCCTGGCATTAGAACTGACGTGCCATTTGCTACAGACGTGTCTAATGTGCAGTTTGCAACTACATTTGATGTTGTAAACACCATCAACATAACTGAAGTGATTCGTCCTGACGTTGCTGACGTGCGTTATGAAATTGATACTACCGACACGGGCATATTAAACGTTGATTGGACACCACTGCCCGTCGGCACAACAGTCACGCAGACAGGTGCACGCCACACAATAAGTGGCATTGATGATGCAGCAACTTGGGAATTAATCAAGAACCCAACTATAAGAGTGCCCGCAAACTATGAAGGCAACAACTTCTATGGTGCCAGCATCATCTACAACACAAACGACGAGACAGACAAGCGCATCACTTGGGAAGTGGGTGAATACAGACCAACTGCTCTTATTGAAGCAGAGTTTGATGCAACTGCTGACAACGACAGAATCAGAACATCTTCGGCTCTATTAGAAGTTGCAAGTAATTTGACAGCCGGTGGCATAGTTACTATTCTCATTGATCCAGCAGTAGGTGAATTTAACATTGATGTAAATTACACTCGCATAAGAGACTTTACATCAAGTATAAGTTCAACAGTTGATATTCTAGCAACACCGGAACCAAGTGTGACTCTGTCAGCTCGCGCAGCTAGGTCATACAGCCTTTATGGCAACGCAGAATTACAGTTTGACAATGTTATGCAATTTGTAGGTGGCTCTGGCACTATAAATCTTTTGAATAGCAATCAAACCGTTTTGAAGTCTTGGGCGTCTACTGATTTAGACATTGAACTAATAGACAACAATACAATTATAATCGACAACATCCAGGACCATGCACCTACGTTTGGCACTGAATACTATTTTACAATTGACAACGACATGCTAGAGTTTAACACAAGTGAAGGTTATGCTTCTTATAGTGGTTTAGACTTTAATAATGCGTTAGCATTTACGCAAGCACGAGCGTTCTCGATAATGCCATTAGGCGGCGGCGGCAACAACGAACTGACCGTAGCAAATTCAACAAATTATGCTGTGGGCGGTCAGTTTACGCAACAGTTTGACGTGGGTCTGGTTAGAGTCAATAACCTGGATCAAGAAACATCTAACACACTCACTTTGTCAGGGTATGGCCCCTTTGAAATCATAGGACTTGAAACATTTGTCGACGAAGTTGCTATAGGGGTTGAAGACTCA